ATTATGCCAAGTTTATTTAAAGAAATATTTCAATTAACATTTAGAAGATTCGTAAAAGACAGAGGTAGATTTCCAACACCAGCAGAAAGAGATGCGCTCCAAGACATAGCTCAGAAAGAAGCTAAAAAACAAATGGAGATGATAGATCCTGTTTTCAAAGGCACACCTAAAATGGATCCTGACAGACCTTTTATGGGTTTCAAACCAAAAGTAGTTCCTAAAGATAGACCAGAACCTTTTAATAAATTAATAGATCCTAAAAGCGACACGGGTATTAAACTTGGTAAAGTTAGAGAGGGTCTTAAAAAAAGAGAAACAGAAGCAGAGATTCTAGCTAGGATGAAAAAACAAAATAAAGAATCTGTTGAAAGACTTAGGAAGAAAAAAGAAAAAGACAGAGAAGATTTTAGTATTGGTGGTGGCGTGATGAGACTTATCAAAGCTCTTGGTGAGAAGAGTCCTCTACAAAGATACAAAGATTATTTAGGAAGTGTTAAGAAAAGAGCTCAAGAAGGAGACATGAAATCATTAGCACCAGAGATGGCAGCGATTACATCTGGAGGTGTATTAGTTAATAGAATGTTGCAAAGAACATTAAGTGACATGAAAGAAACAGACAAAGAAATTAATTTAGAAAATTTTAAACAAGAATTAGAAAACGATCCTTTTTATCAGGAGCGTCCTGAACTTAAAGATAAAGTTTTAGAAAAATACGTGGAGACTATGTTTGGTGAAGAAAAAGCAAACGGTGGTCGAATAGGTTTTAGTGGTGGTGGCGGTGCAGGTCTACCTGCTGCTACAGGTGGAGGTGATGTTTTTATAGGTCCAACTTTACCTGAAGAAGAGGAAGTTATTATACCACAACCTGAAGAGGATGACGAAGAACAAACAGATCCATTAGCGTATATGTTGAATACAGGTCTTCAACCTATTTTTCCAATGCCACAATTTAATGTTCCAACAGGGGGTGGTGTTGGAGAGTTACGAGAATTTTTAGGAAGTCGAGGAGCACGAGAGTTAGGTGTTGGGTATAACTTTCCCACAAAAGGAGGAGGCATACTTGGTTTAGGTGTAGCCCCGTCAGGAAATGTAGGCGCTACGTTCTTACAAAGATTTGAGGAAGGTGGTCCGGTTGATCCAGACAGAAGAACGTTTGTAAAAATTTTAGGAGGACTTGCATCTATTCCTATTCTTGGAAAGTTTGTGACACCTTTGAAACAAGCAGCACCTGTTGTAGCTGAAACAGCCAAAGAAGTTCCAGCTTATTTTTTTAAACTTGTAGATAAAATTAGAAGACTGGGTGATGATGCACCAGGGCTTACAGAAATAGAAAGAACCACAGGTAAGAGATATAAAAATTATGAAATGGTAGAAGATCAAACTACTGGAGATATTGTTATCAAAAAACAAAAACAAGGTAGCACTATGGTAGGTGATGACATGGTCGAAGGAACAATGTCAGAGGAAGTGTTGGCTTACAGAACACCGAAGAATACTCCAGAAGGTAGAGTGCCAGCAGACTACGAAGAGATTACAGTAAGACCAGATGCTGAAGGTAAGATGAAAGATATCGAAGATGGTTTAGATTCTATGAGTGAAATTCTGGAAGAAGTTGGAGAAGCTCAACTTAAAAAAGCAGGTGGTGGGCTAGCATACATGCTAGGAGAATAATGAAAATAAAACATTACAACG